TCGTTAAACAATCGTCGTGTTGCAGAACTTGCTATGAAAAACGGCTTGCGTTATAGCGATAGATTGCAAGTGCCGTTATTTAAAAATGAATGGGGTACATAATGAAACAATTTGTTAAACGTATTTTTGGTATTACTAAACTTCAAGAAGAAAAAGCAGAGCTTCAAATAGCACGAGATAAAGCGGTTGCTGAAACAGTTCTGGCACAACAAGCAGAAGAACAAGCCAAGTTAACGCCAAAAGAACGTGCTACTGCCAAAGGCGAGCCGTGGGTTGCTGTACTAGATACTCATGTTAACAAAGACAATATTAGAAACGGATTCTTTGAGCTTGACTGGAACGAGATATTTGTGTTAGAATTGAAACGTGCAGGATACGGATACGACGGTGATCCTGACGAAGAAATTGTAGATCGATGGTTTAGAGATTTGGCCCGCAACATGTTAGGTGAGGCTGGAGTAGCTGATCCTGGTCGTGTAGGTGCTGGATATATTAATGTAACAAAACTTGCCGGTGGCAAAGCAGAGGTAGAATGACACATATTATAGTTGATACTGCTAACACGTTCTTTCGTGCTAGACACGTGGTGCAAGGTAGTGCTGATATTAAACTTGGCATGGCCTTTCATATTACTTTCAACTCTATTAAAAAAGCGTGGCAAGACTTTGGCGGTAGTCATGTAGTATTCTGCCTCGAAGGTCGAAGCTGGCGTAAGGATTTTTATACTCCGTATAAAGCCAATCGCAAAGAAGCTAGAGATGCGTTAACTGAAAAACAACAAGAAGAAGACAAGTTGTTCTGGGAAGCATTTGACGAATTCAAAAAATTTATTACAGAAAAGACCAACTGTACTGTAATGCAACATCCTAATCTAGAAGCCGATGACTTAATTGCCGGCTGGGTACAAGCACATCCAGATGCAAAGCATGTTATCATCAGCACCGATGGAGATTTCGCACAATTGATTAATGCCAACGTAAGTCAATACAACGGAGTAGGTGATTTACATATTACGCACGAAGGCACATTTGATGCTAAAGGTAAGCCTGTTAAAGATAAAAAGACTGGTGAACCTAAGGCTGCACAAGATCCAGAATGGATGCTGTTTGAAAAATGTATGCGAGGCGACACTAGCGATAATGTTTTCTCAGCGTATCCCGGTGTGCGTACTAAAGGTAGTAAAAACAAAGTTGGTCTAACTGAAGCATTTGAAGACCGTAAAAGCAAAGGCTTCGCGTGGAACAATCTCATGTTGCAACGTTGGACCGACCATAACGGTGTAGAACATCGTGTGCTAGAAGATTATCAACGTAACATACAACTTTGCGACTTGACTGCACAACCTGCTGAGATTAAAGAAAAGATTATGGAAACTGTAAAAACAAACGCTGTTTCTAAATCCGTGGATCAAGTGGGAATTCGTATGTTGAAGTTTTGCAACACTTGGGATATGAAAAAAATTGCAGACAATATACAGACGTATGCAGAACCGTTCCAAGCAAAATATAAGGAAGAATAATGACAGAGATACATGCAAAACCTATTGTGGATGGAAAATTTTGGATTGTAGAAAAAGACGGTTCTAAAATTGCCACACTACATAAAAAAGAAAATAATAAATTTATTTTGAGTAGCACTAATGGCGAAGTGATGTTTAATAAAAAACAGGATCTTACTAAACAATTTGGTGATGGTTTCTTTTTAACTAGTAGTAAAGTTAAAGTCAAAGTCACTGCTAGCGAAGATGAGAACTTTGAATGCCATGGATATCCAACATTGTGTGAACCGTTTAATAGTATGTATGATGTACGACGTAAACTAGCATTGTTTACAAAATCAAACGCTAGTAAAAGTTTATATTGTGCAGGCTATTATATTATTAAATTTAACAAAGGATGGGTCAAGAGCTTTTGCCCCAAGGCCATCACTATCGAAAGATACCCATTCAAAGGGCCTTTCAAAGATAAACTAGAAATGAAGGCAGTGTTATCAAATGCAAAATCCTATTAATCTAACTCCCATAACACAATTTGTTCAGCTACTTCGTGTAGCTGAACTTAACCAACAAAAAGAAGTAAAACTAACCATACAACAAGCTAGATTATTAAATTTAGCACTAACTGAAACATTAGATAAATTGAATAGAGACTGGGAAACATTGTATAATGCTCTTAAGAATACTCAAAATACAGAAGTAATAACTGTTACTATGGACGGCGGAGGCTTTGTAGAGCCTAAGTAAAAGATAAATATATGCGTACTTATCGAGAGACGCATATCATGAGCAGACCCAAACCTAAAGTTTTGTTAGAATACACTAACAAAAAAACTTACAAATCAGAACAGATTTTAGAATCTGAAGCCATTTGGGCTGTGTTCTACAAGAACGAGCCTTTTAATCTAAAATCGTTTAACAGCCTCACCAGTTATCCTGGACCTAAATATAAAAAAACCAGCTTTAGTAATCCTGGCCATGCATTGAATCTAGCCAAAAAATTAAATTTAACATTTGGTACTGAAGAATTTCAGGTTGTTAAGTTGACTCAAGGCGCTGTAGTAAAATGATCAGCAGAGATGCATTAACCAAAATATTTTTACAGCAATGGGGTAAAAGTATAGATGATGCAAATATTGAACTGTATAATAGAAAATGGTGGCAATCAAATCGAGTTAACAAGCCCAATGCATTTAGACTAAGTGACGAAGGTTACGAGTTTCTAACAACAACCTTAGAAATTCAAATGTATGAAATTCCCTTTACCGAGCCTATAGAGCTCAGTCCCCAAACAATCATATTTTTGGAAAAATATATCGATTGCCCTTACTACTTAACAAACCAAAGTATTACAGTATTTTCCGAACGTAAGAGTTTTGAACTGTATTTGTTTTCGGACGATATCCGCAAATTTGGTTTGGTTAAGGCTATGACAGAACGCCAAAAAGAATCTTAAATTTTGGTTAAATTCAAGAATACTGCTTGAAAATTTACTTGACTTTGTTGCGGTTAGGCCATATAATATACACATAGCTTAATTTTTTAACCCCGCTAACTTAAGATAGGAAATGTAAAATGGCAGAAATCATTAGCCGCACCGTAGGCCCTAAAGGTGCTAAAAAGTCTTTGCGCAAAGCGTTTAAGAATCAGCGTCCAATTTTCCTGTGGGGTCCTCCCGGAATTGGTAAATCGGATATTATCAAACAACTTGGTACCGAGCTTGAGGCTCATGTAATCGATGTACGTTTGTCACTTTGGGAACCTACTGACATTAAAGGTATTCCATACTTTGACTCAAACACTAGCAAAATGGTATGGGCTCCTCCAAGTGAATTGCCCGACGAAGAAATGGCAAAAGACCATAAGACCATTATTTTGTTCATGGACGAAATGAACAGTGCGGCACCCAGTGTACAGGCCGCGGCTTATCAGTTGATTTTGAATCGCCGTGTTGGTACTTACAAACTGCCAGACAATGTGGTAATGGTAGCGGCAGGTAACCGTGAAACTGACAAGGGCGTTACATTCCGTATGCCTGCACCGTTGGCTAATCGTTTTGTTCACTTGGAAATGACTGTCGAGTGGGATGACTATTTTGAGTGGGCCGCTGAAAATAAGGTTCACAAGGACGTGGTTGGTTTCTTGAGCTTCTCTAAAAAGGACTTGTACGACTTTGATCCAAAGTCTAGCTCACGTGCTTTTGCTACTCCACGTAGCTGGTCGTTTGTTAGCGAATTGTTGCACGATGACGATTGCGATGCAGATACACTGACTGATTTGATTAGTGGTTCAGTTGGTGAAGGTCTTGCTCTTAAGTTTATGGCACATCGTAAACACGCAAGCAAAATGCCTAACCCAAGCGATATTTTGGCAGGCAAAGTTAAGAAAATGGATTCCAAAGAGATCTCTGCAATGTACTCTTTGACTGTGTCTTTGTGCTACGAATTAAAAGAATCCTGCGATAAGAAAGCCAAAAACTGGAGCGAGCAAACTAACAATTTCTTCGAATTTATGATGAATAACTTTGAAACAGAATTGGTTATCATGGGAACTAAATTGGCACTGAGTACTTACAAACTGCCATTGGATCCAGATGAAATTGCTTGTTTTGACGAATTCCATAAGAAATTTGGTAAGTACATTGCACAGGCAACTGATAAGAGCAAGTAATCAACATGTATCTATTGACACCGCCTTTGGGCGGTGTTATAATATATACATACAGCAAACATTAGGAGCATAGATGTCACATACAGATCCAATTATTGATAAAATTATTGTAGCCCGAGTGGGCTTACTATTACGTCAT